GTTTTCGCCCACTGGACTAGCTGGGGTTTCGAATCGCTCGCGAGGGCAGTTTGCATGATGTAGTAATTCATTGGATGCGCGGGGATAAATTAGAATTGCTGAATGACGATTCCGCCTTCGAATTCGATTACCTGCGTCCGATTCTGAAGCCATTCAAGCGCGGACTCTTCCTTTGAATCGATGCCGTCCTGAAATCCGAAGTCTTTAGCGGCAGCAAGCGCGGAGGGATATTCGGCGAAGTCGCAGCAAATGCCGATAGGGTCTAGTTGGATTTCAGTGTCCGTCCATTCTTCGATATTTTCGAAGTGGGCGAACAAGGCGCGACGTGCGGAGACGGTGAATTGAGATTCGCGTCCGCATAGGCGGAATGAATCGATGAATTGGAATTCGGTGACGGTGGTTTTCATGGATTTATTTAGATCGGGAACCGTGATTGGTTCACCGCTACAACCCACCGTTTCCGATAGGCTGGCGCGGGGAATCAAAGGCGGATGATGCCTGAGAAGATCATTGCCTTGCGCCAATATTTCACTAGGCGCGGGGAGTTTTCCCTGTCGAAGTGAAGCGATTCTGTGCGTTCGCTTGCGTCGCGATAGTCCGTTTCAGGATAGGAAGAAAGCCACTCGTAAGCTTCACCACGCGCCGGATAACATGAAGGATTCGGATGGGACTTCATTAGGGAAACTAGTTCGCGGAACGTGACGGATTCGGATTCGACCAGGAAACTGGATTCGGCGGATTCGCCATCTTCGGCGGATTCTGGCGTGACTACGTCAAAGGTGCGGGATATTAGGATCATGGGATGGGATGGGATGGGATTGGGTTTGATTCGGTGATTAATTCACCGCTACAACCCACTCTTTCGAATGGATTGGCGCGGGGAATTAGGCGAGGTTGAATAGTTTTCGGAAGTCTAAATAATCGTGACACAAGTCCGTTGCAAAGCGGTACACGCCGATATCTTCCTGGCCGTCTGCGCGGCGTACGGTGACGAATTGCCACTTTTCACCGGATAGAATGAACGGATCTTCAAAGGAACGAGGGCGGAGGTATTCTAGGACTTTCATGGGATTCTTGATTTGGATTTAGTTTGAACGCTGAATTCTGGCCGCAGTTTCCAACGGCCAGTGGTTCAGGATTCAGACTAATTCAACGTAGGAATAGGACTTCAAGTCTTCTCGAATCGAATCAGCAATCCCCGCTTCGAAAGCTTCCCAAAGCGATTCGGAGTCTTCGCTTTCGTTGAATTCATGGGCGACGAATTCGAACGGGGAATAGTCACGCGAATTAGATTCGGCAGCAAAGCAAAGCAATTCATGGTACTCTGCGATATTTTCAGCAATGACGACCTTGCCAAGTCCAACCCAATCGATGGAACGGTCGATAGCGTCACCGATTGACGGTAGGTTATGACAAGCGAAGCCGTGGCCGTGATTCCAGCCTAGGCGATAGGCGCGTTCTAAGTCTGCGGATTGGTAGGCTGCGGGGATAGTTTCGGGATAATTCATGGGATTTAGTGGGTTGAGGTTCAGAATTGGGAGACAAGGAAAAACCAATAGAAAGCGAAGCCTAGGACGGCGTAAATCGCGGCCATAGCCACGGCGGACAGAGTTTTTTGACGCAGCGTTTTGTTCACGGCGGCCAGACTAGGGTGGAAGGTGGAAAGAGTCAAAGAAAAAGTTTTAAAAAGTTTTGAGAGAGAGAAAAAGGCCGGATTTACTGGGGAAAACGAGGGAAAACGAAGGAAGGAAAAGGCGAACAAGGCGACGTTGAACGATTCACGACAACACTCTAAGGTGACGGGAAATGAGGATTGGAAAACAGGCTTGGGAAAAGGCGAAGGCGAAGTACTTCGCAGGGGAAACTTGGGAGACAATTGCAAGCGATTTGCAATTGAACAAGGCGACGTTGACGAACAAGGCTAGCATAGAAGGCATCACGAAAGTTAAGCGAGAGGTGAAGACCATTTCCCCTAGAAAGGAAATTTCCCTAGAAAGCCTCTCCGTTCTAGTCCGTTCGAAACTAGCGGCAGATGCCGCTTCTACGTTGGAACGAATCGATAGCTACGACCTTGACGGGATTAAGGACGAGTCAACCAGAGAGCAAATACTAGGCAGCGTGGCGAAACGTTCGGCGCTGGTCTTTGGCTGGAGTGAAGGGGGCGAGGCGACTAGCGTCTCGATTAATCTGTTAGGATCAATGCCCGATCGGTTCAGTGAAGTCAGCGTGAGCCACGGAGCGCAGGCTGCGGACACGGTCTGATAATGCATATTATCAGACTATAGGCGGACATTTCATGTCCTAGGGGAAAAAGGATTGTTTTCTGGCAGAATGGCATGAAAGTTGAGGGAGGACCTGGCACCCCCTTTGCGGGGTGGCTTCGTTTACGATACCCCCCTCAAAAATTTTCCGCCTTTTTGACCATGTTAAGTAAAATTAAAATTGGTCAAGTTATTTCTCTCAATCAAGCTGAGAGGAAGTTGGCCCACTTCGTAGCCAAGAATCGCAACGGCAATAATCGTCATTTCAACACTACGAATTTGAAGATTAGCGCGGATGACCCTGCGACTGTGGACCTTGAGGGCGTATGCGGAGAGATTGCTTTCTGTAAGCTATTCAATGTCTATCCTGACATTGATACGGATCGAATGCCTCCGCATCCGCTCTACGACGCGATTGTTCCGCCTATCCCGCCGGGGTATCGCGTCGATGTGAAGACGACCAAGTATGAGACTGGCAAGCTGCTGGTCGATGCGCGCAAAGGCTCGAAGACCGATGGCGTGGATTACTACGCGCTGATGACCGGACAATTCCCCGGTCCGTATACGTTCCGAGGCTTCATCGCGAGGGAGCATATCATCCAGCCGCACAAGCTCGGCATGCTCAAGGGATACAAAAGCTACATGGCGGAGCAGAGTGAACTGACGGACGATATTCCCGAGCAAGACTTATTCTGATTGACTCGCGAGCCACCAGTGTGTCTCAGTCCGCCCCATCGACCTTAAGCAAGGCGGAGGCTTGGTCAGCCATCGCAAAACTGTCTAAGCGGCAATGACGCTCCGCAAAAGTAGAAGGTAAGCTAGTCCGCCGTCGTTTGATGGATGGATAGAATGGCCTACCAAATGCAGATAACGTCGGTTTAATTTTCATAACATGGCTTGTACCAATGTCTTTAATGCCTTCGCCGTAGCGACTGAGTCGCTCGCGCAGGACGTCTATAAACGCGCCTCGTACCGCTCGATGTGGCTCAATATGATTGAGCGCGGCGAGTATCCTCAGGGTACGGGTTTGACTCAGACCTCGTTCACCACCACTTCCATCGAGCCGACTGCGGCTGAGGAATGGTCGGCCATCACGCTCGCCAGTGGCGAAAACGCTGGCGCTTGCGATGTCACCTACAATGACGTTCCGGTCGGCTATAATGCCGTTACTTGGAGTCCCGAGCGTTTCGCGCTGAAAGGTCCGTTGCTCTGTAAGGATGATCTGACCTTTGATCATCGCGTCGAGGCGTTCTTGCGCGTGTACTTGGAGAAGCTGTCCATCCGTGCGCAGCGTTCTTGGGAGACTCGCTATCAGAATATGTTCGCCAAGTATGCCATCAAGGCAGTGGCCGACTCGTCCTTCACTCAGGTCGAGACGATTCCGTCCGGCGTGAATGAGTTGCCGTGGATTCAGACCGGATCTGCTGGTCAGGCGCTCAATCAGTCCACCTCTGAGCTGACTCAGGAGATGCTCGATGTCGCCGCTGCCACTCTCATTCGTAACGGTGCGACGAATCCTGACAGCTCCGGCTTCATCAGCTATTCGAGCGACGGCCCAGTGTTCCCGTTGTACATCGGCCTAGAGGCTTCGCAGCGTATCGCTCAGAACAACCCCGCGTTCCGCGAGGATATTCGTCAGGCTGAGATGGGTGCTGGCGCTGGCGCGGAGTTGCTCAAGCGCATTGGCGCGAACCGGGTTATCAAGAACTTCCGGCATGTGCCGAATTTGTTCCCTCCCCGGTACAGCTATGCTGGCGGCAAGTACACGCTGGTTCAGCCGTTCACCAGCTCTTCCGGTACGAAGGGTACTGTGTTCAGCGTCAATCCTAGCTGGACGACCGCCGCGTACGAGGCCGCGTTCATCGTGACTCCGTATGTGTTCAAGTCGCACATCGTGCGTCCTGTGAACCGCGTTGGCGATTTGGCGTGGATGCCGACCAACTACATGGGCGAGT